ATTGATACCGATATTCTTTGCGATATTGCTGATGTCAATCTCTCTCAGTTGATGAACTCCCTGAAGAACAAAGAGTTCTCTACAGTTCGCAAATGGGTCGTAGATAATATTGATAATGATCCAAACATTATCATGCGTAAAATCTATGATGCTATCTATGAAACCGTTAAACCCAAATACATTCCAGAAGTAGTCCTGATCCTTGCTAAGTATCAGTATCAGATTGCTTTTTCTGCTGACCAGGAGATTAACCTGTTGGCATGTCTTGTTGAAATTATGATGAGTTGTGAGTTCCGATGAAAGTTCCTAGTCAAGAAGAACTGATCCATCTGAAGATCCAGGCAGCAATGCGAGAACATGCTTTTCCTAAAGATGAGATGATGTATCTTGGTGAACGTGCTGGTCACCACTGGTATCTTATTGCTGGAGAGCATGAGGTATCTGCAAATCAAATAGAGGATTTTGAAAATGTCGATGAAGAAGACGACACCTGAAAACGTAAAGGAAGCAAACGAAGGTCTCTTCTATGCTACAATGAATCTACCTACTGCTGCTACCCATTGTGGTATGACGCAGCGTGAAATGAAACACATCTTTCGTGAATACCTTAAATATCATGACAAAAACTTTGAAGTCACTGAAGACGCCACTTAGATATCCTGGTGGCAAGAGTCGTGCCCTGAGCAAACTCTTTCAATACATTCCTGATCTCAAAGACTATACTCAATATCGTGAACCATTTCTTGGTGGCGGTTCTGTGGCACTGGAAATTGGTAAACGATATCCTCACCTAGATATATGGGTGAACGATTTGTATAAACCACTATACAACTTCTGGCGAGTGCTTCAGGATCAAGGACAAGAACTTCGTGACCAGTTAGTCCAACTTAAGTATCGTCATCCAGAACCAGTATCAGCAAAAGAATTATTTTTAGATGCTAAGGAGAAAGTAAATGATGATTCTGCGTCCGATGTATCTCGTGCTGTCAGTTTTTATATTGTTAATAAGTGCTCTTTTTCTGGTCTCACAGAATCCAGTTCCTTCAGCAAGCAAGCGTCAGATAGCAACTTCTCGATGCGAGGCATTGATAAACTCCCTGAATATTCAGGAATGATTCGCAATTGGAAAATTACTAAACTTTCATATGAAGAATTATTCTGCGACACTAAGTCAACCTTTGTCTATCTCGATCCCCCCTATGAGATTGGATCAAACCTTTATGGCAAGAGAGGCAACATGCACAAGGGATTCGACCATGATAAGTTTGCTTCTGATTGTGATCGCTTTATCTCTCACCAACTTGTTAGTTACAACTCATCGCAACTGATCCGAGACCGCTTCAAGCAGGGGTGGACAGCTGCGGAATTTGCACACACTTACACCATGAGGAGCGTGGGGAGTTATAATGTAGATCAAGCGTCTCGCAAGGAACTCGTCCTAACCAACTATGAAATGTGAAGTCACCCTCTACGTAGCAGGCACCGTGTTCAAGGAGCAGGTCAATGCTCGTAACTACGAAGAAGCAAAGCAAACTGCTGTTGCTAGAAATCCTACCGCTAAGGTTGTTAGTGTAACTGCTAAGTTTTAATATGATTGTCCCTATGAGAGTATTGGGCAGTGGTCTTGTGATCATTGCTTACTTTATTATCCTCCATATGAATACAACATTTGGTGTCTTATTACAGATGCTGGGTGATAGTATTTCAATTCCTTACTTCATAAGGACAAAATCGTGGGATGTGGTTATCATGATTACATTCCTACTAGTGATCTCTATATCGCATTTGTTATGAATATCTTTGTCACTGATGAGTCTCCATGGAAGTCAGCAGAAGTTCTGCCTGATAAGCATATCGTCAAGATGCCTCTAGAGACATGCCAGATGCTCTCTATAGTTGCCTCAGACAAGTGGGGGCATGGTTATGGCACATTGCCTAAGAAAGACGGCACACCCTACGCTACAGAGAAGGGAGCGTTCCGTAATCATCCCTGCACCAAGTGGGCAAACGAGACTGTAGAAAACTCTAGATGGTTGCTTGCTCATGGTATTGCATTATGCCAAGAGTATTTTAATCGATATGAGAAAGATCATACTTGCTTCAAGACTCTCCTTGCTGCTGATGAGATTATTCCTTGTGTGAAATGGGCTGGTCACACTCCTTTTGTTCGTGCAATGCCTGACGAGTTTAAGTTTGATGATAGCATCACTACCATAGAAGCATACAAAATGTATATCGCATCCAAACCATGGGTGTCTGACAACTACTTACGACTACCACACCGCAAACCTGATTGGATATGAAATACGAATTAAAAGATTATCTTAACTCTATTAACCAGTCAAAGAAGAATGTTATGGATGAAGATGGGGATGCCGTAAAAGGTTATCCTCCTTTTATTGTGAACAAGTGTCTGTCTGGGTTTACTGATACTATCTTATTTGCAAACGAGATGAACATGCACCCTTATCTCGACAAGAAGATGCAATATGATTTTTATCTAAATAGTTTGAAGCCAAGGAAAAGATTCACTCCATGGTTGAAGAAGGATACAGTAGAGAACATTGAATTGGTGAAGCAATATTATGGATACAACCATAATAAAGCACTTGCCGCTCTTAGAATTCTCACTAATTCTGATCTACAGCAGATTAAAAAGATTTTAGATAAAGGTGGTGCAAGATGAATGAAGTTATGATTGACTGGCAACCATCTGATATGGTTGAAGTTGTTCTCAGTGAACCAGATGATTTTTTGAAAGTAAGAGAGACGCTAACACGTATTGGTGTTGCTTCCCGAAAAGATAGGAAGTTATATCAGTCTTGTCATATTTTACATAAGCAAGGCAAGTATTATATTGTCCACTTCAAAGAGTTGTTTGCTCTTGATGGTAAGAATACTAACTTGTCAGTGAATGATGTTCAACGACGCAATCGTATTACTAAACTTCTTTCTGATTGGGGTCTTATCTCTATCGTTCATGAGTTTCAGATTGAAGACGTTGCACCTCTTAATCAAATTAAAGTTCTCTCCTACAAAGATAAAGGAGAATGGACATTAGAATCAAAATATAACATCGGACGTAAGAAAATAGAGACAACTGAATAAATAAACATGAGACCTTTCGTGCGGTCTCTACAAAAGTCGGAAACCCTTATAAAGTGATGCGGTGAACACTACATCACTTTTTTTGTGTCCTGATTAAATATTAGTGGATGCCTTCGGGGTCCATACAAACATCTCGCTTATACAAGGAGAACACTAATGACACATACCTGGGATCTATACCTACCTCACGCAGTAGGTTTAAATGATATGTTCCATCGATTAGATTCGATGTCTGCTCATAATAAAAATTACCCCCCGTATAATTTAATCAAACATGACGCCAGTAATTACGAAATTCAAATCGCTCTCGCAGGATTTAAAAGAGAGGAGATTGAAGTATCTACTGAATCAAACATTCTCAAAGTTGCCAGCAATACTGCAAGACAGGATCCTGAAACAGAATACTTACACAAAGGAGTCTCGCGAAGATCATTTACTAACACTTGGCAACTCGGTGACGATGTTAGAATTGTGGACGTAACGTTTGAGGATGGTATGCTGATCGTGAGTTTGGAGAAAATTATTCCAGACCACATGAAACGAACGACTTACGTAGTCAAATAAATATCTGTCACAGGGGGCGTTGCCCCCTTTGTCATTTTATGCTATACTTATAAAAATACCAAAGGACTATGGCCGAACAAATTATTGTGTTTAAGAATGGTGAGCGTGTCATCACTGAACTGAAGGAAGTGTTTGAAGGAGAAGGTGACGACCGTCGTGGAGTCTGTCTCCTTATGAATCATCCTTACATTTTGGAACTTGTCAATGCTGAAGGCAGCGCCGACCGTCATGACTTGCAAGTCAAGTTTAGTAAGTGGTGCCCTTACTCTGTTGATTTTGAGTTCCGAGTTCCTTACGATACTGTTCTTGCTATCGGAGAACCTGATCAAGGTCTTGCTCAAGCATACCGTGGTAAAGTTCAAACAATCTCTGCAACTGAACCTGATGAAGTTCCTGAGTGGACAGAAGGAGTAACTAATCCTAACATGGAAGCACAAGCAGCAGACATTGCTGCTGCTACTCAAGGATATACTATGGAAGGAAACGGAGCACCTGTAGATACTTCTGTTCCAACAGTATGATAAAACTCCTCAAGTTTGACGGGCATTGGCTCGTAGCAGAGGTTGAAGAGATTCCTGGCACTGAGTTGGGTGACCCCGATTGTGTGCTAAAATATGCCTGTGAGGTAAACGAGGATGGGGCACTGCCCTTTCCTCCTTACAGTGACGACACCGAGTTAGTTGTGCGTTCAGAAAACATCACTATTCTTTCTGAACCATCTGCTATGTTCTCGGCACTATACTATGACTTGAAAGGCAAACGAGAGGAATGAAGTTTTACACCAGTGTTCAGCAAGCAGGTAACAGTATCCAAGTTCGTGGATACCAGAATGGAGTTCAGTTCAGTGACAAGGTAAAGTTTAACCCTACACTGTATCTTCCTACACCACAACCTTCACGCTGGAAGACTCTGGATGGTAAGAACGTTCGCCCTGTGCAGCAGGGAACCATTCGTGATGCAAAGCAGTTCGTTGAAGAACATCGTGACATTCCTGACTTTGAAATCTGTGGTCAGACTCGCTATCTGAATCAGTATATTGCTGAAGAGTATTCTGCTGATCAGATCGAGTTTGACTCCAGTCAGATTCGTGTGTTCACTCTTGACATCGAGACTGCTGCTGAGAATGGTTTCCCTGACATCGAGACAGCAGACCAAGAGATTCTGCTTATCTCCCTCAAGGACAGTTATACAGGACGCATCCAGGTGTTCGGACGTTATGCGTTTAACAACACTCATGAGGATGTGGATTACATGCACTTCAGCACTGAGGTTGGCATGTTGCAGGCATTCATTCATTACTGGATGAGTAACTATCCTGATGTGATTACTGGATGGAACGTCCAGTTGTTTGATATGACATACATCAGTAAGCGTATTGAGCGTGTTCTGGGTGAGCGTGATGCAAAGTTGCTGTCGCCGTGGAAGTCTACGTATTGTCGTGACATTTGGATCAAAGGTCGTAAGCAGATTGCATATGATATATCTGGTGTTGCTACATTAGACTATCTTGAATTGTATCGTAAGTTCACGTATACAAACCAAGCATCATATCGTCTGGATCATATTGCTAGTGTAGAACTTGGCACAAAGAAACTTGACCACAGTGAGTTTGATACATTCAAAGAGTTCTATACTAAAGACTGGCATAAATTTGTAGAATATAACATCATTGACGTTCGCCTGGTTGACCAGTTGGATGACAAGATGAAGTTGCTTGAACTTGCCTTCACCATGGCATATGATGCTAAGGTAAACTTTGAGGATGTATTTTCTCAAGTTCGCATGTGGGATAATTATATCTACGTCGAGTTGCTAAAGAGAAAAATTGCCATTCCTCCCAAGAAAGAAGCAAGAAAAGATGCCAAGTATCCTGGTGCATACGTTAAGGAACCTAAGCCAGGTTTTTATGACTGGGTTGTCAGCTTTGACCTTAATAGTCTATACCCTCATCTTATCATGCAGTATAACCTCTCACCAGAGACCCTGCTCCCAAACAGACACCCTACAGCAACTGTTGACAAGTTGCTTGAGAAAGAGATAGACACATCTGACTTGTCTAATTGTCTTGCTGCCAACGGGACTCTATACAAGAATGATGAGCAGGGATTCTTACCCATGATGATGCAGAAGATGTATGACTCTCGCGTCATCTATAAGAAGAAGATGCTTGAAGCAAAGCAGCAGTATGAGAAGACACCGACGATTGAACTGAAGAAAGAGATCTCTCGATGTAATAACATCCAGATGGCAAAGAAGATCTCTTTGAACTCTGCTTATGGTGCTATCGGTAACGAACACTTCCGATACTTCCGACTAGAAATTGCTGAGGCAATCACGTTGTCTGGTCAACTCTCGATTCGCTGGATTGAGAACAAGATGAATGAGAAACTAAACAAGATTCTAAAGACTAACAATGTTGATTACGTTATTGCTTCTGACACTGACTCTATCTATCTTAATCTGGGTCCTCTGGTTGAAACTATATACGCCGACAGAGAGAAGACTGATGAAGGAATTGTCGGGTTCCTTGACAAGGTGTGTCAAGTGGAACTTGAAAAGTATATTGAAAGTTCTTACCAAGAGCTCGCCACATATATGAACGCATATAAGCAGAAGATGGTTATGAAGCGAGAGAACATCGCTAACCGTGGCATCTGGACTGCAAAGAAGCGTTACATCCTGAACGTGTGGAACAGTGAGGGTGTGCAATATAAGGAACCCAAGATGAAGATCATGGGACTTGAAACGGCACGTTCATCTACACCACAATACTATCGAGATAAACTGTTTGAGGCATTCAAGATCATCATAACCAAGACTAATGATGACCTGATTAATTACATTGAATTTGTCAAGCAAGATACTCGTAAGCAAGACTATGTAAACATTGCTTTCCCCCGTGGATGTAATGGTATGACAAAATACAAAGACAACCATGACATCTACAAGAAAGGCACACCCATCCATGTGAGAGGATCCTTACTTTATAATTGGTATGTTCGTAAGAACAAGATAACTAATAAGTATCCCATCATTCAGGAGGGGGAGAAGATCAAGTTTATTTACTTGAAGTCTCCCAACCCACTTCAAGAGAACTGTGTCTCTTTCTTTAGTGACATTCCTAAAGAGTTCAATGTTGACAAATACATTGACTATCAAAAGCAATTTGAGAAGTCCTTCTTGGAACCTCTCAAGAATGTGCTAGAATGTATAGGTTGGAATCATGAGAAGAAGATTTCTCTACTAAGTTTTTTCTGAGTTAATTATGGGATTTTTAGACAGTGTAGTCAAGGACAGCAAAAATGAGTTTGCTAGTTTTGCTAGTGAGGGGATCGCTGCTGGCGATGTTGAATCTTTCGTTGATACTGGTAGTTATATCTTTAACGCCTTGGTGTCTGGTTCGATTTACGGAGGTATTCCTTCCAACAAGATTACTGCCTTGGCAGGAGAGAGCGGCACGGGCAAGACTTTCTTTTGCCTCAGTGTGGTTCGTAACTTCCTTGATATTGATCCTGACGCTGGAGTCATTTATTTTGAAACTGAGTCTGCCATTAGTAAGCAGATGATTGAGTGTCGTGGTATTGACTCCAAGCGTCTGGTCGTCATGCCCATCAATACGATTGAAGAGTTCCGAACTACAGCAGTTCGCATCATCGACAAATTCATGGAACAACCTAAAGAAGAACGCAAACCGCTCATGTTTGTGCTAGACTCTCTAGGTATGCTTGCCACCAACAAAGAAGTTCAGGATGCTACAGACGACAAGAACGTTCGTGACATGACAAAAGCACAATTGATTAAGTCATGTTTTCGCATCTTGACATTGAAGATGGGCAAGGCTAATATACCAATGATCGTTACCAACCACACCTATGATGTCATCGGCGCTTATCATCCTTCAAAAGAAATGGGGGGAGGCAGTGGACTCAAGTATTCTGCTAGCACAATCGTTTATCTCGGAAAGAAAAAAGAAAAAGATGGAACGACTCTCATCGGAAACATTATCAAATGCGAGGCTAAGAAGTCTCGTCTGACCCGTGAGGGTTCTAAGATAGAGACCAGATTATTTTTTGACCATCGCGGGTTGGAAAAGTATTATGGTCTGCTAGAATTGGGAGAGCGAGCAGGTCTGTGGGCAAACCGCGCTGGTCGCTATGAAATCGATGGTAAGAAAATCTATGCCAAACAGATCCTTGCTAGTCCAGAAGAGTATTTCACTCCTGAAATCTTAGATGTATTAGACGCCCAAGCACAAAAAGAATTTTTATACGGAGCATCAGATGACGGAGAAGATTGAACTTACTATACTTAGAAACCTCATCTATAGTGAAGAGTTCTATCGCAAAGTAGTTCCTTTTTTAAAGTCAGAATACTTTGAAGACATTGCTGAGAAAGTCGTCTACGAAGAGATTGACGACTTCTCTGGTAAGTATGATAAGATGCCCACATCAGAAGTTCTTATTATTCAATTACAAAACAGAAATGATCTTACTGAAGAAACTTATCAGAATGCTGTTGAGAAAATCAAAGCGTTTAATGATGAGTATGTTGACACGTCTTGGCTTACAGACGCGACAGAGAAGTGGTGCCAAGACCGTGCAATCTACAACGCACTACTGCTATCGATCAAAGTCGCAGATGGAGGCGATCAGAAACTCTCGAAAGATTCAATCCCTGGGATACTCCAAGAAGCCTTGGCTGTATCGTTCGACGAAAACGTAGGACATGATTACGTTGACAATGCAACAGATCGCTATGAATTTTATCACAAAGATGAAGAGAAGATTCCGTTCGATCTTGAGAAGTTTAATACCATCACCAAAGGTGGTCTACCCAATAAGACGCTTAATATTGCTCTCGCTGGCACTGGTGTTGGGAAGTCTTTATTTATGTGTCATTGCGCCGCTGCTGCTCTTACCCAAGGCAAGAACGTTCTTTATGTCACCTGTGAAATGTCTGAGGAGAAGATTGCAGAAAGAATTGATGCTAATCTCCTCAATGTCAACATACGAGACATCGCTGCACTACCAGAGCAGATATTCACTTCGCGAGTATCTGAGATTGGAAGAAAGACGCAAGGCAAACTTATCATCAAAGAATACCCTACCGCTTCTGCACATGTTGGTCACTTTAAGTCGCTCCTCAATGAACTATCACTAAAGAAGTCTTTCAAACCTGAAATTATTTTCATTGACTATCTAAACATTTGTGCGAGTTCAAGATACAAGGGTCACATTGTGAACTCCTACACGTATGTCAAGGCGATTGCTGAAGAACTTCGTGGACTCGCATGTGAGCATGATGTCCCCATCATTTCTGCAACACAGACAACTCGTTCTGGTTACGGTAACTCCGATGTTGAAATTACTGACACTTCTGAGTCTTTTGGTCTCCCTGCTACTGCCGATTTAATGTTCGCTCTCATATCAAATGAAGAGTTAGAGCAGTCAGGTCGTATCATGGTGAAGCAACTGAAAAACCGTTACAATGATATGACAACCTTCCGTAAGTTCACGGTGGGAATTGACAGATCCAAGATGAAGTTGTATAATGTTCAAGAGGAGTCATCAGTGGATGCTCTTATTGATCCCGACGATCCGACTGAATCATTTGATAACATTTCAGATCGTCAAAACCGTATCGATAAATTCAATTCTTTTATTATCTAAACATGTCTAAGGTTAATTTTGAACGCTATCAAGAATTTGTTTCAGCAGTTACTTCAGATTGCTCTACAAACTTTGTTGACTTTGCTGATCGTATCGGTGATCTTGATCGACAAGGTGCCAATATTGAGAGACTCCTTACTGCTGGGGTTGGAATTAATGCTGAGGGTGGTGAGTTCCTGGAGATCATTAAGAAAATGGTCTTCCAAGGAAAACCGTGGAACGAAGATAATCGTGAGCATCTTATCATTGAGTTGGGTGATGTTATGTGGTATGTTGCTCAAGCAACAATGGCACTTGATATATCCTTCGATGAGGTGATTGAAACTAACGTCAACAAACTCAAGAAACGTTACCCTGGCGGTGAGTTTGATGTTCACAACTCAGAAGTTCGTGCTGCTGGCGACAGATAATGTATAGTCTCTGGATCCACCTACGAGCATTCTTTTCTGTTGTAGTGGTGAGTTGTGCTCACCCTGTCAACTGGGAGCAGTGTGTTCGTGTGGACCAGTGGCTCTTGCCAGAAGTCAAGGAAGGGTATAGACTATGGACAGGACAGACACACCCCTATCAAAATGAAAAAGATTATCTCGACCTCCCCTCTAAATAGTTAGACGGGAGGTTTTTTTGTATGATAACAATACCATCACAAGTAAGAGACGCATGGGAAGACCTGACTAAAAAGTGTCTTGCTACTGAGGACTATAGTTATTTGGTTTTTGATATCAAAAAAGCAGAAACCGATCCGAACAAAAAGGTTCAGGTCTTCATGAAAGTGTATGTGCCTGAAGCAAAAAGAAGAACTGCCACTGCTAATGTAAAGGCAGCGATGGAATCTGAAGGGTATACAGTAGAAGTTGGAAAGAAAAAAGGTTCTGAGATTCCATCTTTAGACATACATGTAGGGTCGGAAAATAATAAAGTAAAAGTCATTCGCGTTGAATTCAAACCAGAGAATTCTGCTGGATCGGGAGGTGGAGCAGCAAAAACTACGATTCAAGAAAGTGCTGCTTGTTTATACAATGCACTTCGCTTCCATGTTTATGATAAAGATATGGAACCTGGCATGGTGATTACTGAAGATGATCTTGCTAAAGCAGATAAGTTTACTGATACTCCAGATGCTACCATGGAACAGATGATGGGGTTTGATTCTGATTGGCAGCAGGTCTTTATGGATGGTGCCAACAAACTTCATGCGAAAGTTAACGGTGGCAAATACTTATTTGTTCGTGGAGATAAAGAGATTGATGATGGTGTAATTAAAAAAGCATTTCGTCAATGTAAAACATCTTTGGAATCAAATCTACAAAACGAAGATAAATGGAACCCATCAGACATATGGATGGTTAACATAGACAGCAAAGCATCGGTAATTGCTGAACTAGACCCATTCACAAAGAAGAAGACAGCAACTTCTATTGAAGTATTGAATGCTAAACTAGCAGAATTATTTGCATCTAAAGATTTGATGGGAGTGTCTTTGAAAAAGACAGGTGCCTCTGGCACAGTGAAAGTTATTAATGGTGAGACACCAAAACAACGTAAAGCACAACTTGAAGTTGCCTTTGACAAAAACAAATCAGTAGGCGAGTTGGTTTACGATAGTGGTAGAAACTATACAGGTTCGGAAATAGACAAAAGATATCCCATGGATGTTTACATATATTATGGACCTAAACCCTATGATAGAATCCAATTAAGAAACTTTGGTGGTGATAATACTGGCGACTGGAAACTAGAACTCAAAGGTGAGTATGCTGCTATGGGTAAAGTCCAAGGTAGCGTTGCTAGATTTATTTTAGAGAAGACTGGATTCAACCACATCCCACAAGAACCAACGTGGACAGAGAGTAATCCAAAGCACAGTCAATCAGATAAACTATCAAAAGAAATATATAATTTACTTAAAAAATTTAATGCAAAGGGATTCGATCAGACAGACGAAACTCAGATGCTGCATGAGATTAAAGGTAAGCGTCAATCGTGGAGATACAGTAAACTATCAGGACTTCGCTTCTTAGAATTTCTTTGCAAATCAAATGTGGATGCAGATATGGCAGTGAAAGAATTATATCTTTTTGCTGGATCAGCATCAGATCATTCATCAATTTACTACAAGTATTCCTAATGTCGAATGTAAAACAACTAAAGCATTTGGAGCATTTAGAGGATGAGATGCTGAACTATGGCGTCGAAGGATGCAAGGCAGCAGTATCATTTCTCAAAGAACTTCGTAAGATGCTAGGACAGCAAGATAGTTCTGGTTTCATGCAGACTAAGTGGGACGGTGCTCCCTCTGTTATCTGTGGCGAACATCCTATATCTGGTAGTTTTTTTGTAGGCACAAAGTCTGTCTTCAATAAGGTAGAACCTAAGATATGCTATAGTGAAAAAGCAGTTGATAAATTATATGATGGAGATCTAGCAGAGAAACTTAAGTTTGCTCTACGATACTTCAGTCAACTGGGTATCAAGGGAGTCATTCAGGGCGACCTCATGTTTACTGACAGCACACTGAAAACAGAAACTGTTAATAGTGAAAGACTCTATACATTCAGACCTAACACTATTACCTATGCTATCCCTGTAGATCATCCTATTGGTAAGGCAGCAGCTGCTGCAAAGATTGGCGTAGTGTTTCACACTCACTACACTGGTGATGAACTAGCATCGATGCAAGCAAGAGCTGGTGCTGATATAGAAAGTTCTAGAGATGCTTTAGTGATCAAGAATGATACTCCTATGCATCGGGTTGGATTCTCTAAGGTAGAGATGCAGAAATTTGACTCCTACATTACCAAGATCGAACGTATGTGTCAGGTCTGTGGACCATTCTTAGATGATCTTGTGGAAAACTTTGGCAACACAGGTGATAAGAAGTTTCACATCTCAACATATCTCAAACAATTTTTCAATGCTGAGATTAGGGAACGTCGTAGTATCGGAAACATTGATGAAACTATCCATGCATTGGTAGATTTCTATGATGCTAAGATGCAGAAAGAGTTGGCAAAGATCAAAACAGTTCCCAACAGAGTGAAGAAAGCAAACTTAGTATATCAAAGTGAGAATTATTTAATTGATAATGTGTATAAGTTTAAAGCAATGCTTGCCTTATACAAAGAAATACAAACTGTCAAGCAAATGGTTATAGATAAACTAGATCACCTTGAGACATTCAGAACATTCGTTCAGACTGACAAGGGATATAAAGTTACAACTCCCGAAGGATATGTCTTACATAAAGATGGTGATATGATTAAGTTCGTCAACCGTATGGAGTTTGCATACAATAACTTCACCCTCCAGAAATCATGGCGCTAAACTGCATCAAATGCTACTTTACTTTTGGTAGGTTCCAACCACCTACTACAGGACATAAAGAGAACTTCGATGGGGTGAAACGTATCGCAGGTGGACATGACTATCGAATTTATATCTCTCAAACATTCGATACTAAAGGAAAGAACCCACTACCACCTGATCGTAAATTACATTACATGAACTTGA